GAGCAATATCAGTTGCAATTGGAATAATTTTAGTAGGATTTATCTTATACGGGTCTGAACCAGCGCGTCCATCTCCGATTAAGATAGCGCGTCCCAACTCCAAATTCAAGCCAAATGTTAGCTCGTTGTTCATCCATTGCACTATATTAAAGTCTTGAACGTCCGCTACGTCGTCTGATGTTAACGATTGAACTTTATAAATAGTAGTCGGCTCCACAACTCTAACCAAGGCGGCAATAATTTCCTCAGCCTTTTGTGTTCCAGGAATAAACCCGAGAGCACGAGCAGCTGCAGCAGTATCGTCGCCTATAATCGACCGAACTCTAGGAAATGGTACTTCTTTCGCTCCCTCCAATACTGCTTTCTGCCACGTTTCGCCGCCACGTATTGTGGTAGGAGGTACCGTGTACACGCTAGTATCGGCTAGTGATTCAGATGGCGTTATAGAGTGTTTAAACTCGCGAGCAGCATCCAAATCAATACCTTCGCGTGTTAGTATCCCTTTTAGCGAAGCGTGATTGCTACGAGCAAAGTGGAACAATTCAAGAAGGTCTCTTTCGTCAGGTATTGCATTTTTCATAGTTTTCATATCACACTCCGAAAATTATCCGACTGAAAAGGTTATAACGACTGCTGATTTAGCTTTCGTTAGTCCTCCACTTACACGGATTTCCTTAAGGTATTTATACTTGTTGAAGTCGATATCGAAGTCATCGTATGAATTCACCTTTTTATTGTAGCCGTTACCCAATGAGTAAGAACTTAGGTCTGCGATGATTATAGCCGGAGAAGACGTATCGCCAGTTAAGGTTAAGAATGACACAGGGACGATTTTCTTAACGTTCCATTTTGATTCTACATCCTTAACGCTGCGATAGATTCTGCGGCCGCGGTTATCGGTGGACCGAAGGATACTCGAAAGGACTAAAGGAGCGACGAAAGCGAACGGTTTTCCACCATTTAAGTTACTCCTACTGTTGATTACAGCGTCTGTGGCTGCAGAGGCGATTGTGTTGGCGTTTGTATTGGCTATCTCTTCTGAAATCACGGTAGTATACGGAGTGACGTCCTTCGCAATAGGTATAATACGAGTTTCGTCAATCTTATACGGGCTAGCCCCACTTCTTCCATCGCCTGTTAAGATGGCACGAGCTAATTCGCGGTCCAATCCTATAACCATTTCGTCATGTAGCCATTTTACAACGTCGAAGTCGGTGATGTCTGCCATGTCGTCTGTTGAAAGAGATTGAACTTTATAGATTGTTGTAGGGTTGATGGTTCTGTTAAGAGCTGCTATAACCTCCTCAGTTTTCTGGTTGCCAGGAGTAAACCCAAGAGCGCGAGCCGCAGCAGCTGTATCGTCGCCGACAATCGAACGTAAGTTTCCGAACGGTAAGTTCTTTACGTTTTCGATAACGGTTTTGAACCAAGGACGTTTTCCTTCGATACTTGGTACTACTGCTACTGTTTTTACAGAAGTATCTGTGATGTTTCCAGTAACAGCATGCGAGATTTCATCGAGTGTACCAGGCTCTATGAAGCTTTTCAATGTTGAGCGAGATTCGCGTAACGAATGAAGAACATCGGGCAATTCGTCAACGATATCGGCTATAATATCTTTTGAAACAGAAGCCGATTGCTGCAATATAGCGGCATCCGGAGGACGCTTGTTGCCATTCGCTTTAACAGCTTTAAGTATGGTCGGCCCAGCAGCCAAAAGCATGACAAGCTCTCCATCGTTAAGACTAGCGATAGCTTCCTCTATAGTTATAACGCCTGTAGCCAACCGATATCCAATCTGCATGATTTTATCTTCATCGGCTTTGGCGATTTGTTTTTGTACATTCGATGTTTCTGTTGCATGCTTAAATGTATTTGTTCTCATAGCACTTTCCTCTACAATATCTTTTTGTTGTTTATCTAACGAAGCTAGGAGGGTGAGTTCGTCAAAGCTTTGTACCAATTCTAGCACTTCCGAATCATCTAATATCTCTGTGACTTTATCTATATCTAGCGTTTCGTTAAGTATCCCGTGCATAATATCTTCAATACTATCAGGCAATAACAGACGCGGGTTGATGGTTTTCTGATTGCTATCGACATCATCTTTATCAATATCTTCAATCAGACCGTGCAGGAAAATTTCGTCGTTAACATCGCCAGACTGCTGTATGTTAATTATTTTAGCTCCAGGATTTGCAGGGTGAAGAACGGCTGATACCTCAACGATATCAGCTTTCATAACTTTCCGCGAAACGGATTCGACGTTTGTTGCATGTATAGACAAGGAGTTGATTGCACCATTGTGGATTAAGCTTTCGACTTTACTTCCTGGGAATAACTCGATGGTGCAATACAATCCATCCGCCTGCGGTTCGAGTTTACAGCTTCCTAAAATATTATCCAATGTTTTAGAATTATGCTGAAACACGAATGGCACGACTTTACCAGCTTCGTGTGAAAAAGCACCGGCCTGAATTATAAGACCATCTTCGCATTTCACATTGTATTTCGAAGCTATACCTTTAACTTTCATATTAATACGCTCCTTTAATTACATAATAGAGATGGTCGCAGGCATTGCAAGGTTTGCAGCCGCCATCCATATGTCATCGAATAATGAGGTTGTACTTACAGCAGTAACTAAAGATGCTAGACCATTCTTAACGGTTTTCTTTGTTTCGTCTTTAACAGTTTCATTAATAGACGATTTTATTAAATCCATTACTCCTGGTTTTTCCAGCATCTTTTGTAAAGCTTCTTCATTACGAATATCGTTAAGGTATTGTTGAAGTTCTTTGCTATCCAATTCCCTTACAGATTTTCTTCCATATCGTATTTTACCTTCTTCGGTAAAACGACCATCAGGATACTGCCATCTACGAATACCCCATTTTTGTCCTTTGAGACCCCAATGTTGAATATCATTCATAAATACGTACCTTATGCGCCTTGGTATGTTAACGTAACGGCAGCTAACGGTTGCGTTAACGCACCACTAACGCGTATTTCCTTTAAATATTTGTGTTTATTAAAATCTATATCGAAGCCTTCATACGAATTTACTTTGTCCTTGTAAGCATTACCAAGTTCATATGCTGACAAATCAGCTAGAATGAATAAAGCTGTAGGACCTCCAACGCTTAACGGTTCGTCGAGAACTGGAGCTTCGATAAGCTCTTGCACATCGAGGTAGGTCGCCAAGTCCTCTTTGTTTTCGTAAATGTAGTTGCCGTCTGTGTCTTTAGTTAACAGAATCGATGCTAGAACGGTAGGACTGATGATACCGAAAGGCTGATTATCTGATGCGTAGTTGTTACGAGCTTCTAAGATTGCTCCCGGTAATGCTGCTGGGTCGTTGCTAGCGAGTGTGACAGTGGTGTTGTATGGTGCAACATCTAAAGCTATTGGAATGACCTTCGTAGCAGGGATTTTATTAGGGTCCGCTCCGCTTCTTCCGTCGCCGATTAAGATAGCGCGAGCTAGTTCTAAGTTAAGCCCAGTTACGAGTTCTTCTTTAAGCCATGCAGCGGCATCAAAGTCTTTAATATCTGCTAAATCATTGGTGGTGAGTGACTGAACTTTATAGATTGTCGTTGGTTCTGCAATACGCGCCAATGCTGCTAAGACTTCTTCAGCTTTTTCAGTACCCGGAGTGTATCCTAGTGCTCGTGCAGTTTCAGCTGTGTCGTCTCCGATTAACGAGCGTACGCGAGGGAAGGGAGTTGTCTTGGTGTACTTGAGAATTGCATCCTGCCAATCTTCAGCAGAACGAATGGTGGTAGGTGCTCCGACAAGCTTATAGTTAGGGTCGGCTATGTCTCCAGTGACCGAATGGAAGAATTCATCCATCTGTCCTTTGGGTATAAGTTGACTAACTGCTATACGTTTGATGTTAGCTTCTTCGATTATGTTACTCATAGTAAACATTCTCCTTAGGATTCAAATATTATTTATGTTTTTTCTTTTGTTTTTTATTAACCTCTTTCATAATATTCGCGTGTTCTTCCAAAAGTATGCGTACCATCTTGAACGATAAATTCTCAACTTCGATTGGAATTGTATAGTAAGACAGTTGCGCATACATTTTTGGAATGGTTCGCTTAATTAAGTTAAGAGCTTTTTTAGTTAGCGGGGCTGGTTCGTGCGCTTCTTTGTTCTTATTGGTGTACTCGAATTCTTTTTTCAATTCCTCTATGAAATTCTCTAGAGAATATTTCGTTAAATCGATTTCGAGAAACTTAGCAAAAGATTCAAAGTCCTCAACAGTTCTCAATACCAAAGGGCACTTTCTAGTAACCGACTGATAGTCTGCTAAAACTTTTAAAGAAATTGTTTTGTACAATTTAGGATACTCGAGCACATACCCATTCTCGATATACTCCTGCCCTTCTAATATCATACGGTCATCTCCTATGTCGTGCTGTGCGCAATATTTTTGCTATTGGAAACACCAAGGGTATTTCTAGCATTTGTGAAATACAGTACGTCGCCTTCTGGCTCGACAGTTAATGTGATTGTGACTACGTTATCGTTAATACTGACGGTATACTCATCCGACTCCAAAAAGGTTAAAGTTTCATCGGCTAGGATGAATATCTTAGCGGTGAATGTGTCTGCGTCTAATGTTCCGCCACTATACGTAATAACCGCGCCATCGTCAGATGCTGTAGCAGTTGCTGTGAACGGTACTGGAGTTGTTGTGGTTATAGTTTTTATTTGGTCCGGTGTTAATAATATAGGGTCTGTGTCTTCCGTTCCAAAGAATGCGTTTTCAAGAGCTGTTTGCTGCGCTTGTGTAAGTTCGTCAAGATTAATTTCGATGTAAGCAGTAGGACGGCCGATGCTGTTTTCGACAGGTGTTGTCGAAATGTCCCAGTCGAACTCAACGATTTCTGGGTCACCGTCATCGGTTGTCGCATCCTCCGTTTCGGATGGCGCCGCAAGGCAGTTGTAAGCTATTTTGATTTTGCCGCGACCAGCTCCGTTGCCATCGCCCCCACGAGTAGACCACACTAAACCAAACTTTGTACGAGCTTGTTGGCCGGTGACCATACCTCCGTTTTTTAAGAAGCCAAGGCACGGAATAAAGATGTCGGGGTAGCCGTATGCTGTAATGTTGAGACCAATCTGTTCGTCTCCAGAAAGCTCAGCATATTTTACGTCCGAGCCATAGAAAGCTGTAGGTTCACCGCCATCAACAGTCTTCTGTATACTTACTATACCGTTCCAAGCAGCGGACTGAGTACCGACGAACAATGCAGCTTTCTCAACGCCGTAATTGTATTTTTTCTCAGAATTTTGGTTCCATACTAATCTAGCCATAATTGTGTTCTCCTTTTATTATTGTAATTTTAGAATACTTTGATTTCGAACTTATACGAGGTTAACGACTTGTTAGTTGTTAACGGGGTCTTGTTTTTGTAAGTAATGTTGTTATCGCTATTCAGAGCGTCGAAGATACTACTATTAACGCTTTTATCTGTAAGAGCTAATTCGTACGAATAAGAAGTTGCATACTTCGCATTCGAACCATAATCAGTCCTCATACTAGACAAGTTAACGGTAATATTTGGGTATTCGAGTAGAGACTCAAATTCCGGTTTGGCCATATAAACTATTGAGCAATATTGTCGTAAGTAATCGTAAAGATTATCTTTCGTTGGCTTATCGATTGAATGTTCAACTGGATTATTCTGGCCGGTTATAGGAAATGGACTCGACGCGAGAATTAATGCATCTTTACTCCCAGCAGTATTTAGTTCGTACGAAGATACCGCATAACGATTTCCTTTGTACCGAATATAAAGTACTGAGGGTAGCAATGATTGCAATTCTTTAGATGGGACAAACCTGAACCTATAACTTACTTCCATGTACATTTGCTTAATAGTTCGAGCTTCTATGCTTCCTTTCACAGAAACTTCAGTAATAGTTGTGGTAAAATATCCTGGCGAAGTTTCACTAGCGGTGGCGATTCCCAAAAACACCTGTGCTTTCATATATATCAATCACCTAAATATAATTTTAAACTTTCTAAAT